GCTTCACGCTTCACGCGCTCGCCGATGATGCGGTCAAGTTCCTCTTGGGTTGCCGGGGGCGTGAATGCCGGCTTACCGCCCTTGTCTTCATCAGCCATGCGAGACTGCTCCTTGATGCCGCGCATTGACCGCTGCGCGTAGGCGTAGTCCCCAAATGGGGAAGATGGTTAGGCGAACTCGCCGCGCTCGTAGCGGGCGTACAGTTCGTCCGGGTCGTAGCCATCTGGGAGGTCGTCGCCGTCCCAGATCTGCACGGGCGTGCAATCGCACCCGTCGTGGTACTTCATGGCGCGACCGGCGCTCTCGGCGCTGCGATATGCGGGGCCGCGCGACGCGAGATTGAGGCAGAACTTGCAAGTCACCCGCCCCACCGGGACGCGCGCCCACTTGCCAGCAGCGGGGTCGCGAGCCGAGTTCAGGGCGACCGTGTTGCGGCCGTACTGCAAAATGAAACGTTGCAACGCGAGGGAGAGAGCGGCGAGCACGTCAGGTTCACCAACCGCCCACCGCACAGTCCCCTCGACCTTCGCGGACGCAGGAGCATCGGCGAGTGTCGCTCGATAGGCGCCAGTTGCGTTCGGGCTTGCCTCGCGCAGGTCGTCGTAATACTGAGCCGCCACCAACGCGGCCGGCCGGCCGTATGTGAGAACCAGGGCGTCCATGTACTCGGTCAGCACCACACGTGCGGCGGCTTTGTCGGTGAGGTCCAACTGCGCGACAACCCCAGCAAGGTCACGTTGAGCGAGCGTCACAAGGTCTTTGTTGAGCGAGCGGAACTCTTCAACGCGAGCGCGTGACGCCATCGCTACGCCTCAACCGGGGAGTTGCCGCGTGCTGCCTTCACCACCTGCATTGCAAGCGACTCCGCCCGAGCGCGATCCTTCTCCGCCAGAGCGCGGCGACGCTGCTCGTGATCCAAGCCAAGCAACTCAAGGCCGACTTCCGTCTCACCCAGCCACGGCACGGCACCCACCTGCTTCGCTCCCGCGTCGGCATGGGCCGCACGAGAGGTGAAGCGCGGGTCACGCCACTGGGTATTGAGCGCCATCCACTCGGCGGGAACCTGATCCCAGCCGTCGAGGTCGTGCGCCATTCCGAGCGAGCGGATCATCGACCGTCGCAGGTACGGCGACCAACCATCGGTCGCGCCCTCCGCGTAGGCAATCAAGTCGTTCTGTGACGCGTCGTAAGCGTCGGCTGACGTGGGGTTGGCAAGGTCCGTCATTGCGAGCGCCGAGTCCGGCAGGGACGCCTCGCGTGCGAACAGCTTCGCGTAGGCGTTGAGCGAGGCAAGGTGCGGCTGTGGGCTTGCGGCCTCAAACCGCTTCACATCGGCACGCGCTGTGTGCTCGTTGCCGGCCGGGTCATCGGGGATGCCCTTGATGCGGCCCATCATCGTTTCCCAAGACGTTTGCACCATGCCGTCTGAGTTGGTCAGGATCGACGGGTCTGCACCAAGGAGCCAGAACTCCGGCCAGGAGTACGCGTCCATGTGACCCTCGAGTCGCAGAAGCTCACGGATCGCGGCGTCCTGCAAACTAATCATCGGGCGGGTGATACGTGAGCGGCCGAAGGGTCGGTCGAGGCGGCTCCCATAAGGCAGCGGGTCAGCGGGGATGCCCCACGGGTGCTCTTGGCGATCAACAACCACCCAGCCGCGCTCTCCGCGACTGCATGTGATGACCACGTTCGGCAGGTACAGAACGAAGCCGGAGAGCTTGTTGTCAGCGTCGTAGTCGGTGACAACGATCAGTGACTCAAGTTGACGTGATCGCGCGTTCCACGCACCTGTGGTGCGGGTCGCCGAGTGGAATTGCCACAGCACCTTCGGCTCGCCTGGCTGACCAAAAGTGGTCGTCACGAACGCTGTGGAGTGGATGAGTGACGCATCGGTGCCGTGACGGACTTCCGCGCCGAGCATGTTGGCGTCGTAAATCTCCGTCACGCCCAAGGCGTCAACGTCGCCGCCAGGCAGCGTGAAGCCTTCCAGGTTGCACCGCAACGACAACAGGTCGACCGCCTTGGCACCCCAGCCGAGCGCCATTCCAAGGCCTGCGTACTGGGCGGGCAGAACAGACGACACCTGCTTCGCTTTGCGCTTGCCGTCGTAGATGGCGGAGCGCACAAGGTTACGGCGCAAATGGCGATCGAGACGTGCGAGAAGGGTGTTCGCGATCTCGTTCTCGTCATCGGACAGGCCGCGCACAGTGATTGCTTGATACGTCACGGTCACCTACCTCTTCGCGTATTGGCAGCGCGACGTTGAGACGCGGCAGTTCGAGATTCGTTGGGGTCGCGCTGGGTGGTCAGCGCCGCCCAGAACGCCAAGGTCGCCGCATCAAGTAGCGGTGTGTGTTCACCGTCGTGTCCGTGCCACCCGAACGCACCAGTCTTGGCGCTGATCATTCGCTTCACCGCGCCACGCACCTGGTCATCAAGCGCTGGCTGGCCCAGGTGTGACACACCGCCTGACTTGACGGCCTCGAGCAGCATCGCGTGGGCTTGCGCGTACTGCGCGATCGTTGGTGTGACCAATCGGCCACGGGGGAGCGCGGGCACCGAACGGCGCAGCGCCTCAATGAGCGCCGCATCGCCAGCCTTGCCGTCAATCACAATCAGGGCGGCGAGGTCGATCCGGTCAGCAAGGAAATCAACAAGCCAGCCAATGCCTTCGCCCGCGTTCTCCTGCCGCAACCCCTCGACGTGGACGATGCCCGTGCCGTCGTGGATTGCGCCAGCGAGCGCGACCGTTGACCCATCCGGCGTGAACTTCACACCAAAGCACCGCACGCCTTCCTTCGGCTTGGCGGCGACCAGCGCAGACCATTGGCTGAACTTGAATGCCCGCTTGTCGCGAATGGTGTCGTCCCAAATGCCATAGCCCTCACGCATGAACGCGTCATCAGATCCGACGAGCTTCTGCAAGCGCAGGATCGCGGTCTTCGATGTGCGGTGAGGGTAAGACGGGTTCGCCTTCGCTACCTGCTCCCAATCAATGATCTTCGCTCCGGCATCGGCGCTGAGCTCGACGTAGAGCGTGTCCGGATCGCCGTCGAGAGCGTCCTTGCGGCGAGCCGCGAACACGTCGCCGTTGTCGGTCGGACGTGGCGGCGTCCCCATCATGACGACAAGGCCGTTAGGGGCGGCGTTTGTCGCTGGCACCATGTCATTCATGGCGACTTCCCTGACGCGCTGAGCCTCATCGAGAACCAGCAGGTCAACCTTGTCGAAGCCGAGACCGAAGCCCTGGTCGCGCGCACCGAATAGGATGCGGGAGCCGTTCTTGAAGATGATCGCCTGCTCGCCATTGGCGGCTCGGACGCTCTCAATGTGAGGCGCCACCTTCGCCTTGCGCGCCATTGCTCGCATCTTGCCGAACGTCTCATTTGACGTTCGGGTGTGGTGAGCGGTCCACAGGATCAGCATGTTGGGGAAGATCGACGCCAATGCAAATGCGATCCAGCCGACCAAATACGTCTTGCCGACCTGTCGAGGAATCGACAGGATGGCACCACCAATGCCGGCCGCATACATGCCGTCCGCACGCTTAGCGAGAATCAGACGCGCGGCCCCCTGTTGCCACAAGTCGAACGGAATCGAGAACTGGCGCAGGCGGTCAGCCACAGCAGGCCAACCGGTCGAAACAATGCCATCCGGTTGGCAAATGTGACGGGCAACCTCAGATAGCTTCTTCTGACCAGGCTTCGTCTTCGGAGATGCCGCCATCGGCTGCTTCCTCCTTGGCCTGACGCTCAAGCGACTCGATCTCCCGCGAAATCTCCATCTGCCGACGCGACAGCGCGGCCAAGTCGCGAGCCGACGTATTCGGGTTGTCCAACGCTCGCGCAATCACCAAGCGCATTTGCACGAGTTCATCAATGCGCGTGCCACGAGTAGCGGCATCCTCAACAGACTTGATCGCCTTGGATGGCTCCTCCGGTGCGGCAGGTGCAGGCTCGTCAGGCTTGACGGCTCGAAGCTTCGCGGCCACGGTGCACCTCCTGCCTTCGTGGAAAAACGGCGGGGAGAGAGTTCGCAATGCACCGGGGTGCGCCCGTGTGAGGTGGCGGGGAGACCTCCCCCCTGGGGTGTCACCAGTCGGGTGACGCGACGATCACTTTGCGGCCGGGTTTACGGGGTGGTCGCTTCGCGCCAAGAGCCTGATTGCATCGCCTGCAAATGATTCGCGCATTGTCTGGACCATCCCCCCCCCCGGATGCTTTTGGAACAATGTGGTCCACCTCGGCACTATTCGGTCTCTTGCCGTTGTCCCAGTCGAGGAACACGTCGCATCGGCGGCCTGCATGGTGTTTGCAGGGGCCGGCGCATGGGCAGTTGGTGAGCCCTCGGTCTCGGTGACGGACCACCCGGACGGTGTTTTTCCAGCGGGCGGTACCGGTGCGAGATGTTGCCATACCGCTTATCTCCCCAATTCGCTAGGGTGGGGTATCGGATATTTGAAGGGGATTCGCTATGACTGCGAACTATGCACCGCCTGCTCGAACCGCACACAGCATCCACTATTGGCTGTGGATTGGTTGGTGGTGGGGGCCGACGAAGTTCTTTGGCCGTGTGATGTTGTGGCTATTCATGTGGCCGCTGGGCCTGTGGCGTTCAATGGCGCACAGCCGCGCCAAGCGTGAAGCTCGTGAGCGTCGCGGCTACAAGCAGGCCGTGAAGGACTCTCAGCCCTCGTAACGTCCCGGCTCGGGGAACTTGCCTCGGATGTACTCACCGACCGCGCCATTGGTGAAGCGCTCGTCGGATGTGCTGACCCATGCGCGCGTCTTGTGCCCGGCGTCGGCCTTGGCGTTGCCGACCTTGCGACCGCCAATGCCTGCGAGGTTGCCGTAGATCGACTGCTCGCACAGTGGCGTCTTGGAGTTGCGGGCAATGAGCAACGCCTGTCGCATTGCCATTGTGTCGGTGACGGGCAACGGCATGTGGCATCCGTCATAGGTCAGCGGCTCAGGGTAACCGTTCGCCTCGAGCCAGGCGAGTGTGTCACGCATCGTCTTGGTGTACACGGACTTGCCTTCGCTGTTCTCGAACGTTTCGATGCGGGCAAGCATCGGGCCACCGTGGACGGGCTCAATGGTCTTGATGGGTCGCATCGCGAACATGTCGTCGTGGAAGATGACGAAGCCGTCGGGGATTGCTTTGCAGGCGGCGCGAATGTTGGCACGGTAGTTGCCGTTGCGCTCACCGGGGATCTGCTCCACGGCGATGTGGTCCACGCCGGTCACCCATGCGGGCTTGTGGCCGACGATGACGACACGACCGTGGGGGACGTGCTTGTCGATTGCGCGCAAGGCGTATCGCAGCTCGGCGTGGTCGTCTGCACCTTCGAGGCCAACGGGGATGACGATGGTGGGGAGGTTCACGGGCGGCTCCTGTCGGCAAGGGATTCGTAGATGGGGGCGAGGCGGCGCACGGTTTCGGAACCGTCGTGGAATCGGCGGTAGTGGGCGTGCCCCGCGTCGGCCCATTCACTGCGGGCTTGGTTGTCTCGCAGCACTGCGAGGGCGTCGGCGATCGTGTCGGCGGTGGTTTCGATGAACGGCAGTTGGCCGAACTCGGCGCGCATTCGGGTGAGCGTGGAAGGGGCACCACCGGCAATGACTGGCAGGCCGAGTGCCCACGCTTCGATTGCGTTGACGCCGTAGCCGAGCTCGGTTTGGTCATACAGCGCGTCGCATGTTGCTTTGATCGCCAGGCATTCGGCGTTCGTTTTGCCTTCGATGAGGACAGGCTCGACACCAACAAGCCGGCATGCGGTCAGGAACGCTTCGGTGCTTTTGATTGCGCGGTTTGTGGGGGCGTGTGCGACACGCAGACGGCGACCACCAGTGACGCGGCGCTTGGGCAGCATGTCTGGGCTGATCGGGTGGGGAAGCCATGTCAGGCTCGGCTCAAGGTCAAGCAGGTCAAGGGTTGCGGCCACACCAACACCGCCGTTGTCTGCGATGTAGCGCCTGAACAGGTCGACGTTGCGGCGGAACACTGTGCCGTGCAGGTGCATCACGAACGGCTTGTCACCAAGGATGCGACGCGGCTTTGCGTTCTCGTGCAGGTGCACCACATCCGCATGAGGCCACTCGTCAGTCAACTGCGACCATGCGAGGTCGTGCGGGTAGTCGAGGTAGTTGGTCGAGCGCACCGCCGACCTGACCGTGATCGTGGGGTGGCTGGCGAACGCTTTGGCGATCGCGTAGGAACTCCCAGCAAGGTCGGAGCCCTGGCGCACTGAGAGGACGTACATGAAGCCTCCCGATGCGCCAATCTCGCCTGTCTCCGCGCGGTTCACGAATGCCAAATGGCTCAGGCTGGGTGCCCGGATGTGTGGGTGGTCGCGGCGTGCAAGGCGAGGGGTTTGGGCATGAAAATAGCCCCAGCCTTCCGGTCGGGGCTATTTTCAGATGCGTGATGCGACGCTACAAACAGGATGACATGCACTCTTTGACTAGTCAAGTGTCATGTGGGCGTGTCGTGACTAGGCGGCGATGTCGATTTTTGCGAGGTCTACAGCGTCAATGAACCTGAACATTTGCGGGTCGCGGATGACAGGCACGAGCCGACCACGGTTGATCCACGAGTCGATGGTGGCGCGTGGCACATGACCGCCAAGCAGCTTGAGTGCGGGGCCAAGTTCGGCCCTGGTCATGAGCCGAGATGCGAACGCGCGAGCCAACTGCTCACGGACGCTCGCAAGGTCAGCCGTTGACCCGCAGTTGTCGCAGGCGGCGTTGTGCTTGCCGGGTGTGAGCCACAGGTCGCCACCACAGGCGGTGAGGCATCGGCCAACGAATCGCGGGGGCGGTGGCTTCATCACGAGACGGCGGGTGCGGTCAAGGAACTGGTTGGCGATGTCGGCGTACTCCCGTCCGATGCGTTCGTTCGGGTCGGCCGTCCAGTGTCCGTGACGCTCAGCGATGAGTTCGATGACCGCTTCGAGTGTGGTGGGCACTCGTTTCACGTCGGCTGTCTCCATTGTCAGATCGACGGCGTACCAGTTGGCGGCTTCGTCGAGTTCGAACAGCAGATCTGATGCGGCGAGGTTGATGGGTGGCCGTGACGCGGGGGGTGTGCGCACGTTGGCGCCTTGGCTGGGCATTGGCTCGAGGTGGGCGCGGATGGTGGGGATGAGTTTTGCAAGGGTGCGCCATGTGTTGGCTGCTTCGAGGGCGAGGGCGGTGTCCATCATCGGTCCTCCTTGGCTTGCATGGTTTGAGCTTGTGTTGTTGCGCGCAGTTGGGCGGCGACGCGGCGGGAGCGGCGG